GGGCTGCACAACGCTGCTGGAAGACACAGGGAATCAGCCAATGAGTTGTCTGCGGAGAGTGAAGAGTTGAAGAGGCTTCTTGATAATGTGGGAGTTGCACCGTGAGTGATCTTGAAAAGATGAGCGAAGCCTTTGACCAGGCTCTCCTGAAGATTCTGAAAGATGGCCGCGAGGTTATCAACCGAGATGGCGATACGGCCAGGGTTGAAGCAACAGCTGCAGACCTGAACGTGGTTCGCCAGAGACTGAAGGATTGTGGAATCACAGCAATGCCAACGGCAAGTAACCCGATTGGAAACATCGTTGCTGAGATGCAAATGCGGGGGCTATCCATGCCGGAAGTCGATGACGGCGAGGATGCCGCTACAGCTTGACGGGGGTAACACATGGCATGCGAACAGTGCGGCGATGAAAACATCGCTCGTGAGGGCTATCCCCTGGTCTTTGTTGACTGGGTAGACAGCGCAGAAAACGCCGAGAATCACAACAGTGATGTCTCTGTTTACGACCTACCGGAACCCCAACGTATCTTCCAGTGTGGATTTCTGATTCACGAAGAGGAGGGTCACATAGTGGTGGCTGGGGCTGTCAAGCCCTCTTGTGAGTCGTATGACTACTGTATCGCTATACCACGCGTCAGCATCAATACGATTCGCCAGCTGCAGTTTGCCATGCCTGAACAGGAAGCAAATTGATGGGCGCCCGAAAGCGTCTTGCCAGGTTCGCGGCAATCTCATGTACCCACTGCCCATTCCAGCGAAAAGAGTCCATCGACCAGGTCATCACGAAATTGTCCGATGGCGGACCCTATGGTCCTCTCACTGATTTCATCATGCTCGGTGATCTTCACGAATCAGCGTGTGCTTCTGTTCACCCTGGCTCTGAATACGGTCACACCCTGTCCGACGAGTACGAGGCCGCAGCTGGAGTGTTGGAATCGATTCGGAAGGTACTGCCCAAGAAATGCAACCTCCACTTCTTACACGGTAATCACGATGACAACCTCTTGGTAGCTGACGGTCGCAGGACAAATCCCGCTACTCGTGATCTCCTGGTGTGGTCAAACACACAATGGGCGAATGTCTATGCCAGGTGGAAGCAGTACCCGTATGTGAAGCCGTCGATTCATGATCAACGTGGATGCCTTCAAATCGGCCAGATGATTTTCGCACACGGGTGGTTGAGTTCCGGCAATAGCGATGAGATGGAAGGTCTACAGTTGGCCTATGCCTGCGGGGGGCACGCACACCGTTGCGTAGTTAGGGGTCACACCCACAGACCACGTGATGTCATACAGTGCCAACGCAGTCAAACTGTATTGCTACCCTATTGGGTAATCAATGCAGGGAGCTGTGGCCCACTCCAGCCAGCCTGGATGGCCAGACGCGATGTAAGTCAATGGCGACCAGCAATTGTTTGGGGAGAGTGCAAGGTCAATTCCCCAAGCCGCTTCGCTGCACGTGAGTGGACGGCTCATACGGAGATCCTCCTATGACAGAACGCTGGACCTGGGATCAAATCGCCGAGAGAATAAGCATGATTGAAGGTAAGCCGATTTGTCGACAACGATGTGAAACCGTTGGCAAGCGAGCTTTGACTAAACTGAAAAACGAGATACTAAAGGATCCAATTTTCATAACTATGGTGAGGGATTTGGGTCTCAAAGTAGACTCGGAGTAATTATGAATGATCAGCTCGAACAATATGTGCAACGACTCGCAAGCGATTTCGAGTTCTTTTGCACCGAGTTGTGGAAATCCATTGATCTCCCATCCCTTGCACGCCACCAAAAGCAAATGGCCAGGTGGCTCCAAGACGGCCCCAGGCGACGGGGTATACGAGCGTTCCGTGGTGCGTCGAAGACGTGGGTTACCCTCGCCTACTGTGCGTGGCGCCTATTCAAGAATCCGAACGAACGAGTACTGCTAGTCTCCAAGTCGGAGAAACACAGCAAAGATTCCCTGTTCATGGTCCGCAGGTGGATTGGCCAGGTCTCGTTTCTTCAACACCTAGTCCCAGACCGTCGAAGCGGACAACGCGACTCGGCTACGAAGTTCGATGTCGGTCCAAGTGACAACGACCGTGTCCCCTCGTTCACAGCTGCGTCGATCACGGGTCAGATCACAGGTACCCGTGGCACCGTCATCATCTCCGATGACGTTGAGACCGGGGTCAACACGCTCACATTCGAAATGCGGGAGCGGCTCCGAGAGCAGGTCAAGGAATTCGACAACATTCTGATCCCCGGGGGAGACATCATCTTCCTTGGAACCCCCTGGCACTTGGAATCCCTGTACGACAAGCTCGCCGACTCTGGATACACGTTCCGTTCCTGGCCAGCTCGGTACCCCGGCGGTGACTGGGATACAGTCGATGACCTGGAGCCAGAACTCCAAGACGATCTGGATCAGGGGGACACTGAATGTGGCGACAGTATTTGGCCCGAACGGTTCACCGACTTGGAACTCACCGAGCGTGAGGCTTCCGAGGGTCGATCCACATATGCGATGCAGTACCTGATGCTCACCAGCCTCGGCGATGGTCTCCAGTACCCGCTTAGGTTGGCAGACTTCATCGTTCACCCGGTCAACCGAGACCGGGCACCGCTGACAATCGCCTGGGGGAAGACGAATGATCGCGGTGGGACAACTCGGATCGAGGATATCCCCAGCCTGGGATTCGGCATGGACGGGTTCTACGCTCCGATCATGTACTCCGAGAACTGGGGCGAGTACACCACTACCCGGATGTGGATTGACCCCTCGGGAGCTGGTGCTGACAGCACTGGATATGCGATTATCGGGTACGTAAACGGCTATTTGTGGGTGAAAGCAGTCGGTGGACTAGAGGGTGGGTACAGCACCCCGACACTCAACGGCCTGGCAAACCTGGCTCGAGAGCACCGGGTCCGTGAAATCGTCTGCGAAGACAACTGGGGCCAGGGAATGTTCCTGAATCTGTTCCAGCCGATCCTGCGTCAGCACTTCATCGAGTCCGAGGACGAGAAGTGGGGTGCCACGCTCGAGGGATTCCGGGTCCAGGGCCAGAAGGAGGTCCGGATTATCCAGGCTCTGGAGCCGGTGATGAACCAGAAGAGACTCATCTTGGATCCCGAGGTCGCTGCCAACCAAGAACTGCAGCGACAGATCGTTCACCTCACCCGGGACCGCAACTGCCTGCGGCATGACGATGAGATTGAAGCCCTGGCCATGTGCGTGAAGCTCTTCGAAGTCCTGATGGCCACGGATCCCAAGCAGGGAGAGATGAGAAGGAAGGAACAGGAGATGCTCGACGAGGTCAACGCTCACTATGCCGCGATGGGCCTGTCAACACTCGGATCAAATCGATGGTTTGAACACAAATAGGAACCCCCATGGCACGAAATTACCGCAAAGAGTACGACGAGTACCACGGCACTAAGGAGCAACGGAAAAACCGTTCGAAACGGAACAAGGCTCGTCGGCGGATGAACCTGAAAGACGGCGACCCCAGGGAAGTCGATCACCTCAGACCCCTCTCCAAGGGGGGCTCAAACCACAAATCAAACCTGAGCGTCACCACCAGGCGGTCAAATCGCCGGAAGGGATCACGATAATGCCCTGGAAAACTACTTGGGATCCACACTCAGGCGTTCAGTGGTCATACGCCGATCCTGGCATTGCTGACAGCAGCAGACGCATGATTACTGGTTATGGATTATCAGGCGGCTTCGAGTATACGAATAAGGACTGCATGATCTACTCACACCCGGATCCGTGGCATGGTGGAGAAACCGTAGGTCACCCCGTCAAGGGAATTCGTATCTATACGGGCCAGGATGATGATCCGCCACTTGCCTACCCAACTACAATCATCTGGTATTTGGAAGCCGAAATTGATGACGAGGATCGGGGCGCGTGTGAGGTTGATGAATCAACAATGCGAGGCTTCTGGTCATCGGCTCCGCTGCGAACCAGGCCGTTCAAACGCGCAGTCCTGAGTCACGGCGTCCGGAAGTTTTGAAAAAAACAGGGAGGCACCGATGCCAAAAGTGAACAGGGAAAAATACCCCTATACTGCCAAGGGAAGGGCCGCTGCAAAGAAGCACCGGGCCAGGATCAAGAAGAAGAAGCCCACGAGAAAGAAACCATGATCGACCTCTCCACCAACCCGATTCTCGAAGAAGAACCCCATGATCAGCTGGAAATTCCAGTGGAGATCGGGGCAGTAGCCCTGAGAGTCTCTGGGACGGTCGAGCACGGCTTCTCAGCGACTTTCAAACCTCCGACGATCAATATCGTTCCGAAATTCAAAGTCCCTGGAGGCTTCTATACGGGCCACGCGTACGAAGGTGAGAAACACCTCGGCCAGGCCCTGATTCTCAGCCGACCCTTCGCAGAACGCCAGGGACTCGAGGCGTACATCTCCGGGTTCAGTGGTGACCTGTACGACAAGGAAGTCACCCTCGCTGGGATCCAGCGGATCACCGCCGAGCAGCTGGCTCAACTGATCGATCAGCTGCTGATGCTCATGCCAATTCACCTGCCAGGAGCCACCCCATGTCAGAAGAATCCCTAGTCCTCCGAGGAGTAGTCCAGAGA